CCACCACCGCGACCGGCAATTTCCAGGTCGGCATCGCCACCCTGGCCGCGCTCGCCGCGGACACCACCGTCCGGGTGTGGCTGAACCGCGTGCCGGCGATCGGCACGTGAGCCCGGACCCCAAGGCAATGGATCCCAAGACCACGCGAGGCTACCGAAACCGGAACCCGGGGAACATCGAGCACGTCCCCGCCAACAAGTGGCAGGGGCTTGCCGATCCGCCCTCGGATGGGCGCTTCTGCCGCTTCACCAGCCATGAGTTCGGCATCCGCGCGCTGGCGGCGCTGCTGGTCACCCACCAGGACCGGCACAAGCTCCGCACCCCGCGCGCGATCATCGAGCGCTGGGCGCCCAAGGTGGAGAACGACACCGCTGCCTATGTGGCGGTGGTGGCACGGCGGATCGGCGTCGGGCCGGACGATGCGATCGATCTCCACATCCACGCGCATCTGCGTCCGCTGGTCGAGGCCATCATCCACCACGAATGCGCGGGGCTGAGCTATCAGGCCGCGGTGATCGATCGGGCGTTGACGCTCGCCGGCGTGCCACCGGCGCCGCCGGTGACGCTGCGGGAGGTCGCGGCTGCAACGGGCACCGGCCGCGGTGCCGTGCTGGTGGGCGCCGCGGGCATCGCCACCGCCGTGGCGCAGGCCGCCCCCGCCATCCAGGCGCTCGGCACGCTGGCGGCGGCCGTCGCCATCGCGGTCATCGTCGCCGCGGTGGTGGGCGTGCTCGCCTGGCGGCTGCGGCGGCCAGCGTGAGCGCTTTCGCCGCGGCCATGGACGCGCTGACCGCGGATCCGAACATCGGCACGGATGCGAGCTATCGCGCGGGCGGGACCGGAGCTCCGGTCCTGCTTCGCGTGGTCCGCTCGGCGCCGGACCGGCTTGGCGACGCCTTCGGCACCAGCGTCATCCAGGCCTCGGACGTCCTGACCGTCGCAATCGCCGTGCTGCCCGCGGTCGTGGCCGACGACACTTTCACGCTCGGCGCCGACACTCTGACCGTCCAGCACGCCGAGCGCGACGCGGCCGGCATCGCCTGGCGCGTCTTCTGCCGCCGATAGGAGCACCGCCATGATCGACCCCGAACGCATCGGCGGCATTGTCGGCGAGGCGCTGCTCGCCGGCGCCCTGGGTGCGCTCGGAGCGATGGCACGCTTCTCCTCCACCGACCGGCCACTGCTGACCCGCGCCTATCTGCTGCACGCACTGGCCGGCGGCAGCCTCGGCACCGGCGCCTGGCTGATCGCCCATGCCTTCGAGCTCGACGGCTGGTGGCTGTTCGCCGTGGCGTGGCTGGCCGGCACGCTGGGCTATGCCGCGCTGCACGACCTGCTGCTGCGGATCCTCAGCCGCAAATTTGGCGGGCGCTGATCCATGCGCCTCGGCGCCGCCATCGTCGGCGATCTGCGCAAGGTGCTGGCGGATGAGGTGCGCGCGGGGGAGCGCGCGGCCATGACCGCGATCCGGGCCGAGACCGAGCAGGTGAAGGCCGAGCTGCGCCGGCAGGTGACCACCGCCTTCTCGGGCAACGCGCGGGGCATTGCCAATGCCTGGCGGTCGATGATCTTCCCGCGGACCGGGCAGTCGCTGCGGCCGGCCGGGCTGGTCTTCACCAAGGTGCCGAACGTCATCGACGCCTTCGAGCGCGGCGCGCTGATCCGCGCCAAGGGCGGCAGGAAGTTCCTCGCGATCCCGACCGGCTTCAACGCGGCCAGGGGACGGCGAGGCCGCGGTGAGAAGGGCATGCGGGTCACGCCCGCGCAGATGGTCGCCTCCGGCCAGGCCTTCCTCCGGCCGTTCAAGTCGGGCCGCGGCTTCGTGTGGTGTCTGCCGCTGCGGCAAGGCGAGCAGACCGGGCGGCGACGCCGCACCCGGCTGGTGGCAGGCGGCGTGGCGGAAGTCGGCACCGCAAATCGCAAGGGCCGCGAGGCCTGGGCGCGCGGGCTGCTGGAACAGGGGATGGTGCCGATGTTCCTGCTGCTGCCCCAGGTGAAGCTCGCCAAGCGGCTGGACGTGCGGGGTGCGGCTGAGCGTGGGCTGCGCCGGCTGCCGGGGCGCTTCGTCGCCGCCTGGGAGCGCGAGAGCGGCAGGGCCGCGTGAGCGCGCGCGAGACTGCCATCGCGGCGCTGCACAGCCGGCTGGTCGAGTCGCTGGCCCTCCGGAACCCCGCGCCGGTCGTGCTCCGCGGGGAGACCGTCCCGCAGCGCATTCCCGCCGGTGGACTGGTGGTCGTCCGCGACGGCGAGACGGTGGAGGAGACCCCGATCCTCTCGCCGCTGGCCTGGCAGGTTGAGCATCGCGCAGAAGTCGAGATCACCGTCGCCGGCGCCACACCCGCCGCACGCAACACGCTGCTCGATGCGCTGCTGGTCGACGTCGCCGCAGCCATTACCGCCAACCGCACGCTCGGCGGCGCCGTCGAATGGGCGCAGCCCGGCAGCCCCGCGTTCGAGGATGTCGAGTTCGAGGGTGCCGCCGCGGCCCGCGCTGCCGCCATCCCCGTCACGCTTTGGTTCACCGTCGCCGGCTCGCCGCTGGCCTGATCCCTTTCCCGGAGAAAGCCCATGCCCCGTGCCATCGGCGCGAACTGCCGCCTGCTCATGCTGCCCGAGACCACCTACGGCACCGCGCCCGGCAGCAACTGGCGGCGCATGCCGTTCCTGTCCTGTGATCTGGGCGCCGAGCAGCCGCTGCTCGATGCCGATGTTATCGGGGTCGGTAGCAACCGCGATCCCGCGGCACCCTTCCTCGACACGGTGACGGTCGCCGGCCAGGCGGTGGTGCCGGTCGATCTGGTCAACATCGGCCACTGGTTGCGGCTGCGGCTCGGCACGCCGACCACCACCGGCACGACCAACTTCATCCACACTTTCGCCTCGGGCGCGGCCGCACTGCCGAGCAACGCGATGGAGATCGGTTATCCCGACGTGCCGTCCTTCGACGTCTGCACCGGCGTGCGCGCCGACACGCTGGAGATGGACTTCACGCCGACCGGCGCGGCGACTGCGACCTTCGGACTGCTCGGCCAGGGCTCGGTGCGCACGGGTGCGACGTCAGGCGGCACGCCGACCAGCGCGTCCTACACGGCCTTCAACAAGGCGCAGGGATCCATCACGCGCAGCGGCTCGGCACTGGCTCAGGTCACCGGCGCGCGGCTCACCTACGCCAACGGCATGGAGGCAGTGCGCACCATTCGCGCCGATCGCCGTGTCGAGGGCGTGGATCCCGGCATCGCGCGCTGCACGGGCCAGATCACCGTGCGCTTCGAGAATACCACGCTGCTGGCACAGGCGCAGGCGGGCACCTCTGCGGAATTCGCCATGGCCTTCACCATCGATGCGAACCGCAGCCTGACTATCACGCTGCACGAGGTGTATCTGGCGCTGGCCAAGACCCCGATCGAAGGGCCGGCGGGCGTTGAGGCGAGCTTCGATTTCCGGGCGGCGTTCAACGCGACGGCGACGCGGATGATGACGGCGGTGCTGCGGAACCAGCAGGCTGGGACGGAGTACGCGTGATCAGCTGCTCTCACCGGACAGGTCCGCCAGCAGCACAGCGAGGTCCTGCGATGCATGAACGACCCGCAGAATGCGCGGTGGGTTTTGGCCCGGCTCGTAGACGAGCAGATACGGAAAGCGCCGCAGCACGAAAAAGCGAAATCGCTCGGGCGCGAATTCAGTGCGGACGGGCCCAATCATCGGATGCTCGCCGATGGCCTTCGCCGCCTGGTTCGCCGTGATCCGTAGCCGATCTGCTGCGGCAGGGTCTTCCCGGACAATCCAGCCAACTGCCGCTCGGAGGTCAGCCAGCGCCTCGCGCGTGAACCTGGCCGCGGCCGGCCTTCGGGCCGGACTCAAGCGCGCTGCTTGGCCGCGGCGATCACAGCCTTCAGGTCAGCATCCACCTCTTCAGCAGAGAGCGTGCCCTCACGGTCCGCGCGCTCGCTGACGTCGCATAGCATCGCGACGAACCGTTCACGACGTTCCTCGGCCTCCTGCATGAGGCGCACGGCGTGGCGCATGACCTCGCTCGCGCTGGCAAAGCGGCCTGAGGCCACGCGCGCCTCGATAAACTGCTGTTGCTCCGGCGTCAGGCTGACATTGGGCACCGCACATCCTCCTTCGACACCTATGGCCAACTTGGCCATCGCGGGGTCGTAGGTCAAGGCCAACCCTCCAGGAGACCCCTCCATGCTCACCCTCGACCTTCCCGCAGAACCCTACTGGCTCGATCTCCCCCGCGGCGTCCGCGTGGAAATCCGTCCCGTCACCACCGCCGTCATGGCCGCGGCCCAGGCCGGCTCAGCCCGCCGCCTCGGCGCGCTGCGATCCGCGGAGACCGACCTCGACCCCGACATGGCCCGCGGCCTGGCCTTCGCGTTTCTGGTGAAGGCACTCGCGCGCCACGCCGTTACCGCCTGGGAGGGCGTTGGCGACGCCGCCGGTAAGCCGCTGCCGCTTTCCCCCGAGGCCGTCGAGCGGTTGATGGATATGGACGAGATGGCCGCCGCCTTCTGGGACCGCGCAACCGGCCCCGTCGCCGCCGTGGCCCTGGAGGGAAACGGCTGAGGGCCCGGGCCGAATGGCACTTCGGCCAGGGCCCTGACTACTGCCGCGGCTGCGGGGCGCTCGATCGCGACTGCGGTCTCGCCTGCCCCTACGCCGCCCACGCGCCGGCCAGCGTCGAGGGTGCCGCCGTCTGGGCCGCCGGCACCACCTGTGCCGCGGCGACGATGACCGGGCTCGACCTCGACATGCCGGCCGCACTCGCCACTGCCCGCGAGATGGGCGCCACCGGCTGGGCCGTGGCCGAACTGCTGCTCGCCATGCGCATGGGCCTCGCCGCCGGCAGCGCCGCGCGCCGCACGGATCCCCCCGGGCCCTGACCACCACACTGTCGCAGGAGGCGTGACGCATGGCGGATAGCACGCGCCGCGTCTCGGTCCGGCTATCGCTGGACGATGCCGCCCGGGTCAAGCAGGAGCTGCGCGAGGTCGGCGAGACCGGCCAGCGCTCCCTGGAGCGCATCCAGGGCGGCGCCGATCGTGCCTCCCGCGCGCTGGACCTGCTCGACGTCGCCGTGCGCGGCATGCAGATCGCCGGCCTCGCCGCCGGCTTGCGTGCCGTGGTCGTGGCCGGCGACGCGCTCACCCAGTCCATGGGGCGGCTGAACACCGCGCTGGGTTCGGTCGAGCGCGCTGGCGAGATCTACGACCGGCTGTACCGCGACAGCCTGCAGACCGGCGTCGCCGTGCGCGAGAGCGTCGACGCCTTCGCCCGGTTCTCGATTGCGGCGCGCGAGATCGGCGCCACCTCCGACCAGGTCGCCACCCTGGTCGGCGGGCTGCAGCGCATTGCCATCGCCTCCGGTGCCAGCCAGCAGGAGATCGCCTCCTCCACCCAGCAGCTGGCCCAGGCGCTGGCCTCGGGCACGCTGCAGGGCGATGAGCTGCGCTCCATCCTGGAAGGCCTGCCCACGCTGGCGCAGGCGCTGGCGCGGGAGCTCGGCGTCTCCATCGGCGAGCTGCGCAAGCTGGGCTCCGAGGGCAAGCTCACCGCCGATACGGTCTTTCCCGCGCTGCTGCGCGCCGTCGAGCGGCTCAATGGCGAATTCGAGCGCGCCCCGCTCTCGGTCGGCCGCGCCTTCGGGCAGCTGACGGCCGCCGCCGACCAGTTCCTCGCCCGACTGGACCAGGCCATCGGCCTGTCCAACGCCCTGGCCCGCGCGCTCTCTGGTGCCGCCCGCGTGCTGGACGGCGTGCGCCGCGGTTCCGGTCTGCTGCTGCCCTCCGAGCAGGAGGCCGACCGCCGCGCCCAGGCCGAGGCGCTGCGTGCCCAGATCGCCCGCCTCGAGGCGGAGAATGACGGCCGCGACAGCCTGCGCTCGCAGGCGCGCCGCGGCAGCATCCGCGGCGGCCTGGTCGGAACCGCGCAGCAGCAGGCCGGCGTGGATCGCGCCGCGCGGCTGGAGGAACTGCGCCGGCAGTACCAGGAACTGCAGGAGGAGATCACCCGCGGCGAGGCGGCCGCCGGTGAGCGCCAGCGCACGGAGCAGGAGGCTGCGGCTGGCCAGGCCGCCGAGGCTCGCCGGCGTCGCACGGCCGCCGACGCCGAGGAACTGCGCAAGGCGCTCGACGATCGCTTCCGGATCAACAGCGAATACGACGACCGCGTCCGCCGCCTGCGCGAGGCCGAGGCCGCGGGCGGCATCACCGCCGCCGATCGCACCCGCCTTGAGACCCTGGCGCTCCGCGAACGCGACGAGGCGCTGCGCCGCATCGAGGGCACCACCCGCCGCGTGGCTGCCATCCCGCGCCCCGACCGCGAGGCCGAGCGCGAGATCAACGACATCATCCGCGAGCGCGAGCGGCTGATCCAGAACAACGAGAACGCCCAGGAACGCTACACCCGCCGCCTGGAAACCCTCGGCCGGCTGGTGGAGCGCTCCGAGCGCATCGGCCAGCCCATCCCGGACGAGACGGTCTCGCGCGAGGCCAATGCCGCGCTGGAGGAGTTGGAGCGCAGCCAGCAGCGCGTGCAGCAGGCGACCGAGCGCACCAGCAACACGGCGCGTGAGCTGGGCCTGACCTTCTCGTCGGCTTTCGAGGACGCGATCATCAAGGGCGAGAGTTTCTCGAAGGTGCTGCAGGGCATCCTGCAGGATATCGCGCGCATCGTCGTCCGCCGCACCATCACCGAACCGCTCGGCACGGCGGTCACCTCCAGCCTGGCCGGCTTTGACTTCGGCTCGATCTTTTCGGGGATCGGCTCGGCGCTGGGCGGGCTGTTCCGCGCCGAGGGCGGGCCGGTGGCGGGTGGGCAGCCCTACATCGTCGGCGAGCGTGGGCCAGAGTGGTTCGTGCCGAACCGGAGCGGCACCGTGCTGCCGAACGGCATGGCGCCGGGCGGCCCCGTGATCAACCAGAGCATCACCATCGATGCGCGCGGCGCCGATGCCGGCGTCGAGGCACGGCTGCGCGTGCTGTCGGCGCAGATCGTGCGCCAGGCGAGTGCCGCCACGCTGGACGCCATCCGCCGCGGCGGCAGCGCCACCTCGATCGTGCGGGGATAGAGGCATGACGGAATACGCCTGGCCCAGCGTGCTGCGGCCGTCGCGCCTCAGCTTCTATCTGCAGCACAACACGCTGCGGTTCGTCTCGCCCGTCACCCGCGCCACGCAGGTGCTCCGGCGCGAGGGCGCGCGCTGGGTGGCGGAGGCGAACTTCGAGCCGCTGGGCCGGGTGCAGGCCGGCGTGATGGACGGGCTGCTGGCCGCACTCGCCGGCTCCGCCAACACGGTGCGCATCTGGGACTGGCGGCGGGAGTACCGGACCGGCGATCCGCGCAGCCAGGGCGATGTGCCGACCGGGCCGTACAGCTTCTCGGACGCGACCATCTTCACGGACGGCACCGGGCTGGTGGTGGGATCCGGCAATCCGTCCCTGGCCGCCGGTGCGCCCCGCGGCGCGCTGTCGATCGTGACGCAGGGCTTGTGGCCGAGCACGGTGGCGGTCGGCGCGGGCGACTACATCGGCCTCGGCGGGCGGCTGTATATCGCCACGGCCGCGGTCGCTGCCTCCGGTGCCGGCACCGCCACCATCGCCATTGCGCCGCCGCTGCGCGCCGCGGTCGTGGTTGGGGAGCCGCTGACCCTCTCCGTGCCAAGCGTGCCAATGCGGCTGGTCTCGGATGACGAGGCGGCGAACCCGACGCGGCCCGGGCCCTTCGCGGCCGTCACCATCCGCTTGGAGGAGGCCCTCTGATGTCCGGCACCCCACGCCTCAGCAACCAGGCGGCGTCCGCCGCCACGGCGCCGATCGCCACGCCGGTCGTGCTGGTCGAGCTCGACTTCGCCACCGGCCCCTTTCGCGTCTGGACCGGGCTCGGCCCGCTCGACTGGGCGGGGAAGGTGTTCGAGGGCGCCGGTAGCATTGGCGCCATCTCGGATGTGGAGGAGACGGTGGAGCTGCGTGCCGTCCGCCTGACCCTCGCGCTCTCGCCGGTGCCGCAGGAGGTGGTGGATATCGCGCTGGCAGAGCGCAGCTACCGGCTCCGGCCGGTCACGCTGTGGGGCGCGCTGCTGGATGCGCAGGGGGCCTTCGTGGCGGACCCGTTCCCGCTCTGGGCGGGGCTGATGGACACGATGGAGGTGACGGACGGCGCCGAACCCTCCGTGGCGCTGGCCTGCGAGAGCCGGCTGGTGGACCTCGAGCGGGCCGAGGTGCGGCGCTACACCGACGCCGATCAGCAGGCGGAATACCCCGGCGATCGATTCTTCGAATACGTCCCCGCGCTCCAGGAGGCGGAGATCCGGCTGCCCATCCAGTGACCCGGCTGCCCGACTGGCCGGAACGGCTCGCGGCGCTGATCACCGCGGCTGAGCGTCGGCCCTTCGACGCGGCGCGCTGGAACTGCGGGCGCTTTGCCATGGCCACGGTGGTGGCCTGCACGGGCGAGCGGCCCTCCTGGCAGCACTGCCCCACGCTGGCGGAGATGGCCGACACCGCCGGCTATCCGCGCGTGCCGGTGCCCTTCGCCGGCGCGGGCGACGTGGTGCTTGCCGCCAACCCAGATCGCCTCGGCGTCGTGCTCGACGCCGGCCGCGCCGCCTTCGTCGGTGCCTCGGGCCTGGTCCGCCTCCCCATCACCGCCTGCGCCATCGCCTGGAGGGTTGGCTGATGCCCGTCGCCATCCCCTTCATCGCCGCCGCGGCGGGTGCCGCCGCCTCCGCCGTCATTGGCGGCGACGTTCTGGGCGCCGTGGCGGCCGCCGGCGCCGCCCTGGTGGTGTCCGCCGTCGGGGCCGCCGTCTTCCGCCCCAAGTCGCCCTCCGCCGCCCGCAGCGCCAACGTCACGCCAGGGACGGACACCGGGCCGGGCTCCGGCTTCGATCCACGCACGCCCGGCGCCGGCCGCACCCAGTCCTTCCGCCAACCCATCACCGAGCACCAGATCGTCTTCGGGCGCTGTCGCACATCGGGCCCCGTGGTGTTCCTGCACTCCGCCACCGATGACGAGGGCCGCGCCGACGGCTTCCTGCATGTCGTCGTGGTGCTGGCCGCGCATCGCGTCCGCGCTATCGGCGAGGTGTTCCTGAACGGCACCGCCTCCACCGACGCGAAGTTCGCCGGGCTGCTGCGGATCGACCGCGCGCTGGGCGATCCCGGCCAGGCCGCCAATGCAAACCTGGTCGCGGACACCGGCGGCCAGTGGACCGCCGCCCATCGCGGCCAGGGCCGCGCCTATCTCGCGGTGCGCCTCAAGCTGCGGCCCGAGGCCTTCCCCTCCGGCGCGCCCAGCCTCTCCGCCATCGTCGAGGGGGCGGACACCATCCTCGATCCGCGCACCGGCGCCACCGGCTGGTCCGACAATCCCGCGCTCTGCCTGGCCTGGTACCTGACCTCGCCCTTTGGCTGGCGTGCCGCCTGGGCGGATATCGATCTCCCGGCGCTCATGGCGGCCGCCAACATCTGCGACGAGATCATGGGCCGTCGTGATGGCACCGCCGAGCGGCGCTACACCGTCAACGGCGCCGTCACCCTCGGCGAGGGCAAGATCGCCATCACCCGCAAGCTGGTCGCCGCCATGGCCGGCGCGCTGGTGGTCTCGGGCGGCCGGTTTTACATCCACGCCGGCGCCCCTGCGCTCCCGGCGGCGATACTCACCTCCGACGACCTGCGTGGCGATGTCACCATCGTGGGCTCGCGCCCGCGGCGGGATCTCTTCAACGGGGTGCGCGCCGTCTATGTCGAGCCGGCCGCGGCCTGGCAGCCAACCGATGCGCCGCCTTTGCTGGCCAGCAACTACGTCACCGAGGATGGCGGCGAGGCGATCTACCGGGACATGGAGTTCCCGCTCACCACCTCGGCGGCCACCGTCCAGCGCCTGATGAAAATCGAGCTGGAGCGCAACCGGCGCCAGCGCGAGGTGGCGATGCAGGCCAACCTCTCGGCGCTGCGGCTGCGGCCCTGGGATGGGGTGACGGTTGCGCTGGAACGGCTCACACCATTCCCGGCGCGGGTGACGGGATGGTCGCTGGCACCGGATGGCGGGGTCAATCTGCAGCTGGCGGAGGAGGATCCGGCCGTCTGGGCCTGGAACCCGGCGACGGATGAGCGCGCGACGGGGCAGAACCCGTCGGTGGTGCTGCCGAACCCAGGCGTGATTGCAGCACCCGCCGCCATCCTGGTGGAGACGCCGCTCGGCACGACCTTCACGGCGATCGCCGTCTCCTGGTCGGCGGTGGGCTCCGCCTATCTCGCTGGCTACGAGATCGAGTTCCGCCCGACCTCGGTCGCCGTGTGGCAGGGCTATGCCGGCGGCTTCGGCGCCACCGCCGTCGCCATCCCGACCGCGGAGCCAACCGCCTTCCGGGTGCGGGCGCAGGCGCGCAGCGGGGCGGTGTCGGGCTGGCGGGAGGCGCTGGTTCCGGCCGCCGCCTCCGGCCTGGTCGCGACCGGTATTGCTGGCGGCGTGCGCCTGTCGGGTGGCTTTCCCGCGGATGCTGTCCGGCTGCAGGTCTTCGAGGCCAGCAGCGCCAGCCTCGCCGCCGCCACCAAGCTGGTCGCGGAGCCGACCGCTCTCCCTTGGGATCGCACCGGCCTCACCACCGGCCAGACCCGCTGGTACTGGCTCCGCAGCGTCTCGGCCGAGGGCAACGTCTCCGCCTTCGCCGGCCCGGTCACCGCCGCCCCTCTGTAGTGACTTTACCATTAATTACACAAAAGGAAGATATCAGTGGAAACACAGCAACGTATTGATTGCTAAAACAGTGAAAACGAGAGGCAAATTAAAATAGCTGCCCAGAGGAATACAAACAAGAAGGGCGTAGCATATGGGATAAAGTACTTATATAGTCGCAAGGGAGAGGGCAGAGGAAACCACAAATTCGTCTCTTGTATAGAATCACGAATATAGAATGTGAAAACATCGCGCATTTTTTCGGCTTTATCATTTTCTATGGCTTTGAATTTTACGCGAAGTCGATCTTCATTCTTCCTGAATAAGTATTTTTCGTTTAACGCTTCAAGACGCGCGAACATTGCCACGTTCACGAACAACCAAATAATTCCGGTGAATAAACCCAAGATCGCGACTAGATATAACAAAATTTTAGGTCCGTGCGCTGGATTTATAATGATTAGTGTGAATGAGGTTAACAAAAAACTCTGCCCAGTAAAATAGGCCGCAAGCCGACTATGCAAAAGTGCATCACACTGTTTGTGAAACTCCCAAGCCCATTCATGTTCATCTTTGCTGTCGGCAGCCACTGATTCCTCCGCCCTGACGAGAATGCAACAGTCTCCCACAGCCCACGACGATGTGACAACGGCAGATTCGCATCGAGCGATGGCCCGAACGAATGCACCAGCATGGCGGTTTGCTTCACACAAATGAGGATTAAGCCCGCCATGCCGGCACGCATCGATGACCTGATGGTCCTCAACGCCAATCTCAACAAGACCGACTTCGCGAAGTACCTCCGCGATCGGGAGGCGGTGCTGCCGACCGATTTTGGCGGCCTGGGCGATGGCGTCGCCAACGACCGCACGGCGATCCAGTCCTGCTTTGACCGGGCGGCGGCGGACCAGAAATTCGCCGTCATCCCGCCCGGCACCTGGAACGTGGGCAGCGGCGTCACGCTCGGCGGTGGCGCCCGCGGGCTGATCATGCGCGGCGTCATCCGCTACACCGGCGCGGCTAATGCGCCCGCCACCGTGCTGACGCTGGGCGATGGCGGCACCACGCGCAACGGCGAGAAGCTCTATGCCGGGCTGCAGGTGGTGCGGCAGATCCAGTCCGACTGGGCCTCCGAGGCCGATATCGGGATCCTGGTGCGCAACATCGACGCCTCGGTGGTGGAGCTTCGCCTGATCTCGGGCTTCACCATCGGCATGCGCACGCTGGGCGATGGCCGCGGCGTGGAGGACAGCACCTTCCATCTGCTCCGCATCCTGAACAACCGCTACGGGCTCGACATCCGAGCCGAGACGGCAACGGCCTGGAACACCTCCGTGCGCTACTACGGCGGGCACTTCGCCTGCGCCACGGGGATCAATCCCACGATCGACCGCTACGGCATCCGCTTCTCGCGCGGCGCGGGCGGCTACAACAACCACAACCGGCACGTCTTCGACGGGCCCAACTTCGAGCTGCGGCAGCTCGACCCGAACGTGGCCATCCCGTTCCTCAACGAGACGGACGGCACCGCCATCATCGGCCGCGCGCTGCGCATGGAGGCCTGCTCGCCGATCGTGGCGCGGCACACCGGCAGCGCCACCGACTGTGAATACGAGGTGGCGTGGGCGAACACCTATGCGGTGCGGATCGACTACACCGCGACCGCCGACCGCGCCGGCAACGCGGTGATCAACCGCCACCGCGCCCCCGCCTCGCGGCTGCTGCGGGTGCTGGAGGCGGTGCCGAACCTCCGCGCCGCGGCTTTCCGCCAGAGCGTCACCGAGATCGGCGTCGAGAAGCTGGCGACGCTGGCGACGTCCACCACCGCGGCCACCACGCTGGCGGGGCTATGCTTCAACGGGCTGGACGGGATCGCGGCGACGTCGCGCGGGCTGCTGTTGGACGCCAATCGCGGCATGGCTTTCGTTGTGGACACCTCCTCGGCGAAGGAATTCGCGCTGGCACATTGGCTGGTCGGCGGCGTCGATGGTGGGCGGCTGTTCGTGCGGGTCTTCGATGGCGCCGCGAATGTGCGGGAGAACGTCGCCGGCGACGTGCTGGCGTCTGGAACCACCATGCAGTGGAACGCACCGGCGAAGGGGTGGAACGCCGGCGCGGTGATGGCAGACGCCTCGCTGAACCGGCGCCAGACGATTCGGGTCGGCGCCGGGGTAGCTTTTGCGCAGGTCGGGATCGTCGGATTTGATGGGCAAATAGAAGTGGAGGCGCTGCGGCTATTCGCGCTGCCGGAGGCGGCACCCGCCGTGCTCTATGCCTGCCCCGCAGTGCCGATCGGGACGCGCAGCCTGGCCCTGGAGACGACCTGGGACCTGCCGAGCCTTACGGCAGGCGCGACGGCGAACATCGACGTCACGGTGCCTGGCGCGCGGCGCGGCGACTTCGCCGATGCATCGCTCGACACCAGCAGCATCGCGTTCGTGCTGGACTGCCATGTGTGGTCGAACAACAGCGTGCGCGTGACGGCGCGGAACGTCAGCGCCTCGACCGTAGATCTTGCCGCGGCGGGTCTGTCGGTCCAGGTGACGAAGCGGCGCGTGCCGTGAGCGCGGTCAGAAAACGCAGTCGGTGATCATCAATGGCGTGTCGACCGGCACCGGACCTTGCTCCCGCGCCAACTGCCGCGCAACGAACAACAGAATCTTGCGGCCGTCGTCGTCGACGTGGCCCCAGATGCGGAGCAGCTCCTCGCGCTGCCCGGTGCGAGGCTTCCGGCCGGGGACGCGCTTGGGCCTCGTGTGGTTCGCAATTTCAGTCATGGCGACGCATCCAGTCTGATGTCACGGCGAGATGAACCCCTCCAATGTCAATACCGCGAACCAAACGACGATACTGCAACGATCATCTCCTACAGGGCATCCCTAAGAAAACTTAATTTGTTATAAGCAATACTATTCTTATGACCGGAACTCTCTATTTTGCCAAGAACAAGCTGTACATCTGATCGCAAATCTTCGGACAATGGACCTTCGCGCTTGGCTTCCTGCATAGAATTAAGAATTTCTAAAATACGCACAAGAATCTGACGGTCTTCATCTGGAGAATGGCCCAAAAGCTCCGCGAAACTAGCCAAGCTGGCAACCATGTCGCGCAACTGCCCCTGCTTGTGAGCAGCTTCGGCCGCCTGCTGTCGAGCAACTGCTGCTCGCCGCTGTGCCGCAACATCAATGTTAGAACGAAGCCGGCCCATTATCGATATGCCTCGCCCGACGACCGCGCCAACGCTTCCGGCCGAAGCGGCGATCAACAGTGCCGACGGAACCAATATAATGATCGACGCAAACCCAAGAAACCAAACAAACTCCCACGAAACAGCCAAGCCACTTGAGGAAAAAATTGCGCGTACTCCTACGGCAACTAGACCAACAGCAAATACTGCCATGTTCAAGATGGCAGGGCCAACAAAAAACACAAGGCATCCCTGCTTCATTCCCACAAACATAATAATTACAGATAAAATAACCATAGGAACTATAGCGGTTTGGTTTATCTTCCACACACTAATTATGGGCTTCTGAACAATTCTTCCGTTTATTTGCTCAGTTACCTGACTATTGTATTCAATTTGCCACTTGAATTCCATTAAGTTTTTGAACCACTGCGGATCGTCACTAATTTGAATGAGTATTTCTGAACGATATTTGTCGATTGCTGCCTGAACCTCCTCCGAGGTGGGTTGTCGCGGCGGAGGCACACAGCCGAAAAGTGTTAGCACAATAAAAATAAGAACAAAGCCACTTCGGACTGCCGGTGCGAGTGACAGTTTACCGGTCATTCTGAATACGGCCTTGGATTGCTGCCGCCATCTGGCTCGCTGGGCCTTGAAGTCGCAAGTGTGCAATGAGGCGCCCAAACTCATCCCCGATGCCTCTCACCATCCCATCGAGTTGCTCTCGGTTCCGCTGCAGTTCCCGCTCCCGATGGCCCATCTCGGCCATCTGCATCGCGTTCGGGCTGCCGCGATACCGCATTTCGGCGATCGAGTTCAGCTGCTCGTCGACTGCCCGGCGGGACTCGACGAGCGCCTCGTGCGTTCGATCGAAGACGTGCAACAGGCCGTCCATGTTGCGGTCGAAGGCATGCCGCGCCAGGGTCTGCAGGCCCATCAGCACTTCGCGCTGGCTCTCGATCCTGAACCTTTCAACTTCGCGGTCCAACTCCATCGCCCGAAGCTCCAGCGCGAATTGCTGGCGGCGCGCCTCCATCTCGCTTCGGGCGGTGATGTAGTCTACCGATGCTCGGATGGTTTGGAGCACCAACGGCGTCAGCATAATGACCGGTGCAGGCATTAGGTTCTCCATTCGATGAGGGTTGGGCGAAGTGGGTGCCTCTCCTCTTTTGTGAGGCTCACCGCAGGCCATCGGCAGGTCGCAATCCAGGCGCGCGACCACAAAGGTGCTGCACCGGAGTGCTGCCCATCAAGGGGAGCTTATCCTTCCAAGACCGAATTCTTGAAGCGGTAATACCGCTTCGCGGCATCGATCATCCCGTTGACAAACCAGATGTTTACACCGGCGCAGATGCCTGCACCGACGATGGGTACGACACGAGCCAGCAGGCTCGAGATGATTTTGACACTGAAGTGCGCAGCAGCAGTCTTCGCTCCCCCTTGTGCGGCCGCCTTATTTCCCTCCAGCAGCATCACCGCCGACGAACGGACGGCGCCGTTCAATTTGTTGGAGCCCTTGGTCGTCAGCTTGCTCCCGCCTTTCCAGTGAAATACTTGGTGGTAGCGGAGACCGGGGTGGGGGTGTGGAGTCAGTACGATCAAACATCTATCTCCCGACAAACACCAAAATGCAGGCTCGCACAAATACGAAACGGCTTGAGGTGACGCAGAGGTGAAATAGCCTTTACGGCGCCCCCCCTATGCGGCGCCCGGCCGAACTCAAAGAACCAATCCAATACTGAAGAAAATCTGACCGATGACGTCAAAAAATATCGTATTTCAGTCTAAAATATAAAAATCGGCGGCACGGAAAAGCCGCCTTCCGACGAGAGTGACTGCCGCACCGAGAAGATCTTTCACCCGTCACGAAATTCACAGAATATGCAAAACAGCAACAATTCTAACGACGCCGGTTCTGGCTCTTACTTTTAACGTCTTTAAATCCAGTCGCGCACGTCTTTCCACTCTCGCCAACCTCTGTCACAGTCAGAGCAATGATATGCTTGCGAGAAGGATTTTCGAGCCGCCATCTTTCCGTAAAGAGTGGCCATGGCGAATCCCGCGTGGACCAACTTTGTGTATGGGTCTCCGCCAGCCCTATTCACATTCATAGTTGCGACTGTGGGCTCTAGCGACTCTCGTGTAGTCAAGTAGTCTTTTGACATTGCTCGCACATTTTCGCTGCCGCAGATCTTACATTTCATTGACTTGATCCTTTCGATATATTGCCTGCTTGACAACTTCTATCAGCCAGGGTTTTTACCTTCTTTTTGGCGTGGACCGAGGTCCCCGGATGTCCAGCCGATCCTTCTATTGAGCAACAAGCTTATCGGTGATCCGCCTGCACCTGCAATGGTTAAGGCGCCCGGATGACAACCGCGTCGCGCCTGACCGCCCGATGGTCACTCTCGAAGCGAAAGACGGTCGATTTCGGGTGCTGTCTGGGCGCAGTTCTCCCGTCGCCGTCGGCCTGCGCGACCGATTGTGCCTGCGACGATCGACATCGGCTCGGCGGCGATGACGGAAGCAGAGCAGCGATTGCGCGAGGATCTCCCGGCCCCTGGCTAAATGGGGGACACGGCATCAGTATCGGACACCCTGGCCGACAGCCATCAACCGCGTCAGCCACATCGACGCAGCAGCCCGCCTATTCAGCCAGCGTGAAGGTGGTGCTCGAAGACGCTGGCCGGTTGCGCGCGTGCCACTGCAACTGCCGCGCCTCGTAGTCCGCCTTCTTCGACCAGCCGATCAATGACGCCGTCGGGATGAAGCCGTCCGCCACATTCGTGACGTCGAGCATCTCCAGGCCATAGATGCCGCCGCGCCAGCCCCACAGGATCATGGCGAAGAAAATCCCGATGAACTCGCCAGCATGGCCGACACCGGGGATGAGACCGAAGAGAAGGTCAACACCATCGATGATGACGGAGAAGGCCATCTTGAGCTTCCACTTGGTCATAGGCTGCATGCTGCATCTCCTCATGGCATGTTGGGGGTTTGATACTGGGCTGTGAAATGAGGGCTTGGTGTTGGAGGGGCCAGCTTGCTGGCCCCTCCGCTGCCTAAATGCCGCCCGACCCGCTGGAACCGCCCTGGCCGGAGCTGCCGCTGTCGTGGGCGGCGCTGCCGGCGCTCGACGCGCCGCTGCCGGATCCCCCGCTGCTGCTGTCGACCGCCACATGGCCGCCACCATTGGACGGTCCCGACAAGTAGTTTTGCCAGTCCGCTACGGTCGCCGGCGCGCTCCAGCCCGGCGCCTGGCCCGGGTCGAAGGCAAGGCCCCTATCCGAGCTAGAGGGCGGCCCCATGTCGACGAAACTGGGCTCCATCGTGGGATACGGGACCGCCCAGGTGCTCGACGACGGATCGAAGGCAGAGCCTTGCGAGCGATCGGTGCCGCCGAACCCGTCACCCGTCATGGTGCCCCAAACAGCCCAGTCGTGCGCACCGGCCGGGTTGGCGACGGGCTCGAGGCCAGACGGCGGCGGCGTCGCCCCCCAGCCATCGATAGCGTTCTGCGCATGGCAAGCGCCCCAGGCCGCCAGGCCGGCCAGCGGCGGCCCGGCCCACTCGCCGATCTCGCGACTCACGTCGGGGATGTCGGCGACGCCGCCAACCCAGTCGTTCACGGTACGCGCGGCCTCCAGCCCGCCCTCCGCGCGAGCAACGGCCCCGAAACCGAGGGGCGAGCCCGCGACGGTGATCACCGCCCGCCCCCATTCCTCGGGGTGCTTGGCCGCCGCGTCAGCCGCCGCAAGGACGGCGTCGTTGCACGCGTCTTCGTCGGCGAAGAAATTGCGGAAGAAGGTCATCGGGGTTCTCCTTGTTGAGGCGTTCTGCAGAGGCCGGGAGAGCCGAAGGTCCCGCGCGATGATGGCAAGCGCCGCTTCGGCCGGCGCATTCGAAGGGCTGGGGACATCCACCTGCCTTGGCCGGCTCGCTTGCCCTGTCCGGAGGGCAGGGCGAGCCGGGCTCGTCTCAAGACACCTCGGTCACGCGCCCCGGCCGAGGATGCCGATTTGGTCCCGCCGCAGCGCGACGCGCCAAATACCGGCCAGCGTGTCGACAATCTTCTGCGTCTTAGCAATCGAAGCAGGTGCCTGGACGATAACGGTCCGTCTCGGGCCGTTGGGCGCGTCCTGCACTTCTAGGACGATGTCGCCCATGCCGAGGAAACGCCCTCTAAAGTGCGAGACGTCATGACGTACGCTGAAGACCTGCTCATGGTACAAGCAGATTTGCCGAGCGCCACCGAATGATCCGTCGCCAATGATCAGCCGATTGTTGATACCGTGATTGTGCGGGTCCGCGATGACCACGAGGAAGCAGCGCTCAGCGGGGCAGAAGTACACCACCGCGGCGCGCAGAAGCTTCTGGATACCGTGGAATTCGATCCCGCCCGCCAAGACGATCAGGGCGCCGGGCGGCAGATTCTGGAGTGCCGGGACGTGGCGGCTTGCCATCGTGATCCACTCGGCGGCATGCGCCGCGAGGATCGCGCCGGCGCCGAGGAGCAGCAAACCACCGATCGCCCTGTCGAGGCGCAGGTGCCGCACCTGCCTTGTGGCGCACACCAGCATCTCGCTACCGCTGGGCCGGGGCACGGGCACGCGGCGGAGCATGACAATGCTTAACCAGAACAGCCATGCTGCGGCGAGGAAGTGCTCGATGCCGATGACCATAGCGACCGCCGGGCGAAGCACGGGCCATTCTTGCGACGCCGAGACAATTCGCCCAAGACCGATTTCGACGAGCGCGCGGGGCTGGCCGGTCTCGAACATCGTCCACCCGTCGCGGGCGATGAACACCCCGGCAGTGGCGAGAAGCAAGAACCAAAGCCAGCGGCTGGAAAAGCCAGGATCAGCGTTGTCGAGAAGGGGCTTCCACGCCGGTGCGGCCCCCTTGGCGCTCGGCACGCCCGTCTGGGGGAGCGGCGGCCCGCCGGTACCCGAGGCGTGTCGCGGCGTGGCCGCCGCCGCCGCAGGGTTAGCCCTCACATGGCCCATGATCGCGATATCCTTGGGTCGGTGCACTCAACCGGAGACTGGCGCCGACCAGCGCCTCGGTTCCGGACAAGCCGGGAAGACCACCGGCTGTGTGCGGAACCTATGCTGCGCGACCGAGGGCCGTGCCGCTTAGCCTCTGCAGTTGCAGAGTCTTGCGGGGCTGAGCAGCGTGGTCGGCTTTAGCCCTGACCGACCAGGCTAAAGGCGGCCCAATGTATCGGGTGTCGGAACATTCCTGTGTCGGACCTAATCACAGCGAGCTGCGCCTGCCGCACCGCGGCTGCCTTGCTCACCCCAGCTTCCCGAAGTGCAGCCAGCAACGCTTTGAGGAAGAGATGGCTCGCCTGATCATCCACAGGCCATTGAGTCGAGACCACGGAACGGACGCCCAGGCGGAGCAACGCCGCGTCGACACCGACAATCGCCGAGTCAAGCGCGGCGGGTGGGCGTGACGCTGTCTCGCAGCCGAGCAACAACGCCAAATCGACGCCGCTCAGCGGGCACCGACTGAGGTCTTCCACCGTCAGTTGATCGCCGTCGGCGAGCCGGAACGCGGCCTTCGCCATATCGACGACCTTGGCATCAAAATGGCAAGAAAAATGCAAAATGCGTGGAGGGCTCGAAAGCAGATCAAGCACGGCATCGCGGCGCGCTTCTGGTTCGGGTATTGAGCGTAGGTCCATTCCGGTGGCTGTTGCGAAGGCCTCGATCTCCTTCCGATCCTTTTCCACCCATTGCAGCACGTCCCGCCGGCCGCGCTGGGAAACGCAGACGCTGACCAGGCTGTTAGATCGCGCGTCGTCGTTCGCGGGGGTCGGCCAGCCACCCGGCAGCAGGATCTCGTATTGTTCTGCGAGCCAAGCCCCATCCACGCGCAGGGCTGCGAATGGTACGTGGCTAATCGCCCCCGTTGGTTCGATCAACAAGCGGTGCGGCGCCTCCTGGCGGAGCAGGTCGGTAAGCGGATCGAACAGGATCGCACCCAGCCTTGCCGCTGACGCCGCGACTGCTTCGTCGTCACGTACATTGCGGACCACCATCTGGAACGCCAAGAGTTCTCGATTGAATTCGATCGCGGGGATGCGGACCCGCCGCAGATGCTCGATCCCGCGATGGTCCCTGGCCAGGATCTGGATCTCATCTGCGGCCGCCAGGAAGCCGAGGCTAAGCTCTCCCGCTGCCGGACTCTGCCCGCCGAAACCGGCTTCGTGCGCCAGGTCGATTTCCGGCGGCTGTGCCGCCATCAGCGCCAGCCACCGGCTGCCTCCGCCCGGCCGGAGCTGCGCAGCGCTTCGCTGCCATTCCTCCCAATGGACGCGCTCCGCAGGGAAGGCGGGAAGACGTTCCGCGGCGAGGGCGCGCAGCGACGCGTCTTTGGCAGCGTTGGGAAGTCGGCAGGCTTGTTCGATGCGTAGCGCTTCGACGCGAATTGCCTCGCCGACCCGGCTCTGACCGAGCAACAAGTCGCGCAGCATTTCGTAGGCGTCGTTCGTAGGTCCGCTGCCTACGGGGGAGAGGGCGCCTGCAGCCTTGGCCGCAACCTCCAGCTTTTGCCGCTCGAGCCCCCGTATCGCGTGCTTCAGCAAGGCGGTCGCTACGGGACGCACACGGGGACGGTCAGGAGCGGTCGCGATGACACAACGGGCAAGGAGGTAGGGCACGCTCCAGGCAAGGTCACCGTCGGTCTCCACACCGTCGTTCAGCAGCCGTGCAAGCAACTCGCCGGCCTCGCTCCAGCGACTGGCGTCCAGCAGCCGGTAGGCTTCCCTGAGGTGGAATACATTAGCGTACGGGTCACTACTGGTTGGGCCACTCCACCCGTCACGCTGCGTGCTGTTGCTTCCAAATAAGCGCTCCAACACAGGTCGCATATCCGGAGGGACTTCGTGCGCCGCGGTTCCAGCCAGGAGTGAATTCAGTTCCTCCTTGCTGCTCGCTCGATAAATCGCATGGTCGAGAGCGGCATAGCGTTCATGTTTATGGCGAACTGACGCCTTGTGGGCAGGCCACGCAGAGGCGTCTGTTTCCAGTGGTGCGGGAATGGCGCCAATCATTGCCTCAAAGCGTAGCCAAACCTCGTCGGCCAGCCGCTCAGCACCGCCATCCAACGCCGTGACGCGATAATGGGTAGACCAGTCCCCGGCCAGACGCAGTGCTTGTTCCGGGTCGCAGCGCGGGATGTACGGCTCCACGATGTCGAGCCATTCCAACACCTCGCCGCGGTCCCCGGCGCCGAAGCGATGATCCACGATTCGGCTCGCCAGTTTGACCAGGGTCGTTAGACCATCCTGAGCTTGATTCACCGGCAATTCGGCGACCCGCTGCAGCATGACCGCCGCGCTCTCGGGCGTTCGGCTCGTATCGGCCACGACGCCGAGCAACCGGCCGGCGGTGTCGAAGAAGACCTCGACGAAGTCTGTCAGCGCGACGCCGGACGCCCGCAGGGCTGCGAGTTCCGATTCGAGTTGGGAAACGGTTGAGCCGTAGCCTGTGCTGACCGATCGGTCACCAAGGTCGGCGAGGCGCATCTTGAGCAGGCCAAGGACTCGCTCACCTTCTTCCACATCCCCGATTGTCAGGCAGAACCGACAGCCATAGGAGAGAGCCTCGACGCTCGCAACGATCCCATGTCGGTCGGTGGCTGCCAAGCTTAGCGGCAACAAAGCGTCCATGGCTGCCCGGAAAAGGCGTACGTCGGGCTCGCTCCAGTTTTGCGACGGCCCTGCAAGCGCCGCCCAGGCTTCCCGGAGCGCATGCAGCAGTCCGGGGACGCGCCTGTCGCTACTCATTTGCGGGCTGGCTGTAGCGGCGGAACGACGTCGATCAACATCCGGCCCGCAATTCTTGGCCGCTCCTTGGTGATCGGTTCCGCAAGATGCTTCCGAAGGCTTTCCCTCTGCTCGGGCAGCCCCTCCCCGCCCTGCTCGGACCAAGTCTGCAGCGGTGGGATCGCTTGGCCAAACACCGCCAAGAGCAACTCGAGCCGTTCCGGCACGTTGCTCACGGCGAAGCCGTACGGTCGTCGTTCATCTCGGGTCTCAGGTGCAACTATGATCACCATCTGAGACCACATGCGCGGCGGGACGGGATAGTTCGTTATCGGCTCCCAGCTCTGATCGAGCAGATGCAGACAACCGCGTTGTGCGCACGGCGCGGCCTTGAAGAAGGGGTCCCGGACCGGCCGGTACAGCAGCAGGCAGGTCGTCGTCCGATTGACGACCTGCCTCGCCATGTCGGGTCCGGGTTCACGCAACTGGATCCCTAACCTAGCACCCGTCGGAATCGATCCCTTGGATACAAGGTCCATCGCGATATCTGGGCCAAGGTCGCCACGCTGTAGTGCTCGGCTAGTCAGCTGTGTGAGATCATGTTCCTCAACCAGCCTTGCGTTTGGCAGGGCGGCAAGAAGAGCTGAGAGGCCGTCGAGTGGCTGGTCGCCCTTCCATCTGCCGAAGGAGATCGCCTGCATCTGCGTCACGAACTGATGCAGCGGCCAGTCGAACCACGTCGCCTGGAACTCTGGATGCATCTCCATAAGTCCGCATTCGTTTATAAGTCGTTCAACCTCCCTGGTGGACAAGCTGCGGTCGCCTCGCCGCATCCGCGAAACCTGGGCCGCGTGGAAGCCTAGAATCGACGCTACCTGCTTGTCCGAGGAGGGTAGCCGCGGGTAGCGGCTGTCGGCATTCGCCATCAGCCATTCGAAATTCGGGAAGCGGTTGAATTCAGACATTCGGTCAGCCCCCGAGCTTGCGAGAAAGCGTAGCTTGGCGCGCGGGCGTGTAACAAGTAGCCGCGCAAGACTCTGCAAGACGTTCCCGTGGCACGCGCTTGTCTCTCTCGGCCGGGCCCATCCTCACCTCGGTTGCGGCAACCACCGCATCCCAGCGAGGAAAGGACCTGTCCATGCCGCTTCCGATCATTTTGGCCGCCCCCGCCATTGCCGCGGGGGCCCTGGCCACCGCGCTCATGGTCTATCTGAAGACCCATGCGCTGCACATCGCGACCAGCGCGGCGATGGCCGCGGCCAGCGCCTGGGTTCGCACGCGGGATGCTGATGCCGCGGTAGAGGCCGCACTTCGTGCCGGCGCACGGGCCGCGGCGGGCGATGCCATCCGTGACTTCTTCGAGCACCTCGGTTGAGGGGGGACGAGGCATCCAACCCGGCCGAGGAGGGAGGCGGACCATGAGGTTTCGCAAGTCTCCGCCCGCATCCCACGATGGTCCGCTTCTCGGCTGGCTAAGGCCACATGGAGCGGAGCGCCAAATCGGCTTCAGGGCCGCCCTGTCGGGCGGCCCGAGTGCCGAGCCTGTGTACGGGGACGCGACGGACCATCACCTTGTATTCGGGCCGACAGGCTCCGGGAAAACCCGATCCATTGTCATACCGGGGATCCTGGATCATTGCGGCCCCATGGTAATTCTCGACGTAAAGGGGGAGCTGTTCCGCGCCACGCAGCGCCATGCCGCGCGAAGCGGCAGGCGCGTCTTACTTATCGATCCCTTCCGATTGCTCCCCGAGCACCAGCCCGTGGGTCTGGATCTGTTGCAGCCTATTGCGGAATCGGAGGACCCCGCAGCCGCCGCTCGATCCGTCGCCGAGAGCTTTTCGCCCACCGATCCTGGTCGTGATATGTTCTGGTCTAACTCCGGTAACAGCCTGCTGGCCGCTGCCCTGCACGATGCGGCTGCAAGACGCGGCCGCCCGGGGGACGGACCGCGGAACTTCTCGGAGGCAATGGACCTCCTGACGGGCGACGACGTCGTCTACGCTATCGCGCGCATGCTGGATACGGATCCAGCAATGCCCGCCGAAGCCCATCGGGGGTTCGCGACTTTCCTGCAAATGCCAGAAATTACTCGAGGTGGTGTCCTGGCCAGTGCCCAGGCGCCGCTCCGGCTACTTTCAGGCCTGGGGCTGCGCCAAGCATTGTCTGGCGCCGATATCGACCTCACCTCGCTGACAACAGGCGACAACATAGCAGTATACCTTGCCTGGCCTCAGATGGCACTCAAGAGTCACGGCCCGGCCCTCCGGCTATTTCTATCGCTTTTTCTTGACGCAATCTTCCGGCGCAAGGGGCCGCCTTCCAGCACCACCCTGGTCATGGTCGACGAGGCTGGGACCATAGGACCCGTGCCCCAGATCGAGACCGCGTTCACGCTGGCTCGTGGGTATGGGTGCCGAGTTACCGCGATCTTCCAGAGCATCCATCAGATGGAGGCGTGCTACGGCACGGCAGGCCGGACAGTCTTCGATAATGCTGGCACCATCAGTGTCCTACCGCCCTCCAACGCGCGATCAGCGCAGGACATCGCCGGACTGCTTGGCCTTCCGGCAGAATGCCTCACCGGGCTCGGGCACGACGAGGCGCTGGCAGCGTGCCGCGGACATGCCGCGCGCATCGTCCGGCGCCTCGACTACCTGAGCGACGCTCGCTACGCGGGCAAGTTTGACGACCCCCGCGCCACTCCCGGACGCCGGCGCTGATCGGCCGCAAGAATGCGCAACTGCAATCGAAGCTCATCACGCTGGTGGCCTCGGCATGATTTGGTGGTGCAGCGGGGCACCTCAGTCGTCCCGCGCCGACATGGTCGGGGCACAATCAATCCGGTTGTCGAAGAAACCTGCGCCGCATACCCTCTGGGGAGGTGATGGCTGCGCCGATCTTCAACTCCAGAGGAAAATTCTCCGTCCATCAAGAAGCTTATTGATCGGAGGCATGAATGGCACTGTTTCCGCTGCTGATACCAGTGGCAGTTTTTGCCGCGGGGAAGGCGATCGAGTATCTCACACGCGACGATCCCGTTAGCTTCCCAAGAGCGAAATTTCAACAATTCGAAGTTGGAAGCTCTGGTCATGGCTTGACCATACTTATTGAGTTGGAGGGCTCAGGCGCCCGCGCCCTGGACGGCTGCATCATTCTGGTTAGGCCGAAGCAAGGTGGGCTCTATATCAAGTCAAGGCACGACGACTACGCTGATAAAGACGGCGATATCGTCACAGGCGGACCAATCAGAGCGGACGGGCAGTCTGTTGTAGGTCGCGCATACATTCCATTTGTTGCTTTTCCCGACCCCGATGCGTGTGTCGATCTTGAGGTCGGGGCCGTCAAGGATCAGGGCAAGGCGATCGGACCCGCACTTTTCGAGGGTGTTCAGCTGGAGGCGACGAAATTCGATCGTCGTCATGTGCTCGCTGCGATGAGCGACGCGGCCTTTGCAGCGGTCCAAATGGAAGGATCGATAGAACAGAGCCACGCGAAAGCTGCTCGTGAGGCTCTGACTGAAGCATGGCAGTTGGACAAGTACGGACTGGAAGTCTTGCGTAGGAACCTAAAGCGTGCGGCATCCACGCCCCTTGGTTCGCCATGGTTTGACCCGGGCCGCCTCGCCACCGACATAGGAGACGAGCTAACGGGTGATGACCGAATAAAGGCAATCCGTATGCTGTACAGGGTGGCGGCGGCACAGGGTCCGATTAAATCACAGGCAGATGAATTCCTTCAGCACCTCGGCCGCTTGCTTTCGATAGCAGAAGCCGATCTACTTGCCCTGCGCGAGGTGTTTGTTGTTTCGACGCATTTTGCGACACTTGGGCTGCGCCCGAGCGCGACACTGGACGAGGTCAAGCGTGCTTATCGGCAGGCGGTTAAGGAATGCCACCCGGATGTGGTCCGGCATCTGGATAGTCGCCAGCGCGCCGAAGCAGAGGAGCGGTTTCGCAGGATTACCCTGGCGTACGACAGTTTGATGGCGGCACAATCAAGATAAAATCACACCTTATATTAAAATAAATAAATACATTGGACATTATATCTAATATAAAATAGTGTTTAGTCTAATCGAAAAACTGATTGCATCCCACATAGACTGCACGTTATAGTTTCACCCTGCTTCGGCGCCGCGCTCAACTCAGACCAGCGGTCACAGTGCGGGCACTTGAAGGCCATTTCATTACATGCAGAGCATGTGTAATCTTTTCTTACAGTTCTTATATTGGTCGCGTTCTTCAAAAGCGGCGATATCAAATTATAAAGAATCTTGTGCGGCTTCCCAATCTCCGACACGGCAGCTAAAAGCCGTCGTCGCATAGCTATGTTGTAATACAGATCCCCTGCGTGGCAGTGGGGACAATCATTTTTCTCAGCCATGAGACTTCCTGTCCAGAGCATCGCGATTTTTGTGAATATAATCATATGCTACGGAAATACCTAATGTCAAGCAATTCACTTTCGGACATACACGAAAACATATACACGATTGCATTCTCAGTAATACTCTCATTATCGTCGCGCAGAATGCAGACTCTATGCAGGCCATCCCGGTAGGGACGCCCGTTACCGGGCGCCCCCCGGACAGATCCGAGCGTGCGCTGCTAACGCACTCGGCTTCCACCTCGGGTGTTTGACGATGAAGCGTTGCTGCGGATACGGGTGCTGGACCCCCGGCGGGCGGCAGCCACCGCGCGGCGACCGGCGCCATCCGTGTCCAGGTCACGTAGCCCTTTTGGCTGCGGCGCCCGAGCGCCCGCTTCCAGTGCCAGGTGACGTAGTGCACGAACGACGTGATCGCCTGCGAGTTGGTGGGCACCGCGTGATACGCGGGATATCCGCGCACCACCTGGCCGAGCCAGCGCCCCTGCTCCGGCATAGGCGGATGGCGCAGCCGGTGAGACGCGTCTCACGAACACCAGAGCAGGTTGGAATCCGGTTGCCACTGCTGCTCCAGTCGGTTTTCCAACCTCATATTTCTCATGCGCCGGTAGCGCCGTGAACCGCAGGTTTCCTGGGGTTTTGCCGCGACGGCTCGAGGGTTGGAGAACGCAACGACCGGCATTTGCGTCGCTCCGGAGGCCATTCTCTCTCCGAAGCTCGGGACTTGGGCGATTTAGTCTACAAGCTTCAAGTCACTGAAATCGAGGCAAATCTTCGCCGAGACACACCGGCCGGTTGCGCATCGCGACCGGCTACCGGTCGAGTCTGGGACCGCAAAACAGCGCTCTCCACCCACGGTATTGCGACAAGATGCGGGCCGGGGAAGCATAGCGGTCATCCCAAGCACAAGGCCGCACCCTGCCCCCGCCGCATGACATCTCTGGACTGATCGCCTGGGCGCGGCGCGAGGAATGGCGCGGTGCACTCGCGACGCTGATCGAGCGCCATAGCGCCAAGGCCTGCGCTGGCGCCGGCATTGCGTCGGAGGACATTGGCGACACGCTCGGCAAGTATGCCGCCTCCAACCTCTTCGGCGCGGCCTTCGAGGATCTGCTCGCGACCGACCTGCCCGATGGCCGGAACATCGTCGATGACTACCTCCGTCGCCGTGGGTGGAAGGAAAGCGTCTCAACCCGCGAGTACATCGCTGGGCTGCGCCGTTCGGTCATCAGCCTTTACGAGGTGAGCGGGCTCGTGCGAGGCGAATCCATGCTGCTGCGCGACCTGGTCCGCGGCGGCGAGCCGGTCCGCGTCTGGGAGAAGAGCGGCTCTCAGGGACTGCGGCCCTGGGACCGCATCGCCACACGCATCATCCCCCTACGCGACCGCGCCGTGATCAGCGGCACGCTCCTGGCCCTCGACCGCGACACAAGTGAGGCACTGCTGGCCTCGCTGGGCCGCGTCCGCAACCAGGCGCCCCGTGACGTGGCCGTGGTCGCGCGCGAGCTCGGCATTGAGGCGGAGGCGGAGCGGCTGGCCGGCATTCTCACGCCTGACACGTTGTTGGGCCTAGGCGCCTTTCTGGTGACCAACCTCTGGCTGGACGCCACACTGAAGTCGGCCGAGCGCACGGACCGGGCGGAATTGCTGAACACCGATGGCGATCCGCTGGAATTCACGACGTTGCACTTCCCTCTTCTCGCCGGTGTCACCGCGCCGAGGCTGCGCGCGGCGCTGGCCACCATCCCAGCCCTGCGGCAGGAAAACGCTGGCTTCTGGAACTGGCTGGCCGAGCCGGGGGCGAAGGCGCAGACAGTTCCGCGTCGGGCGACCGGGCAGACATTCATCACGACCATGGATGATGGATCGCTCGTGCTCGGCACCGTGGAGTTCAAAGGCCGCCGCCTGTCACTTGCCGTCAATTCGCCGGCGCGCGCCGAGCGTGGCCGGGCCATGCTGGAGCCGGTGCTGGCGGACCTGGTGCGGGCGCCGCTCACCGAGCGCACCGATCTGGACCAGATGCTGGCGACCGAGCGCCCTCCGCCCGCGCCCACGGGCCTGTCGCCGGAACAGGAGCGCGAAGTGGTCCATCAGGGGCTCGACGCCCATTATCGCCGTGTGCTGGACGAACCGGTCCCAGCACTCGGCGGCAAGACTCCGCGAGCGGCGGCCAAGACCGCAAAGGGACGCGCGGCAGTGGTGGCCTGGCTCAAGATGCTGGAGAACCATTCCGGGCGGCAGAAGCCTGGGAACCCGATGGCCAGCTATGATTTCGGCTGGCTGTGGCGGGAGCTTAGGGTCGAGACGCTGCGCCGGTGACGAGATAAGGACGAGGCATCTGGCAATCGGCCCGCCGCAACGATCAGCGCGCGGCTGCCGCTCGTCGAAACCCTTGTTTGCTGGGTCCCCTGCGATGCCGGCTTACGGGCAAAGCAGACGCCCCAAGCTTAGCAGGCTGCGGAAATTCGCCGCTACGGGCCTGAGTTGTCGTCGTTGTGGTGGCGGTTGGGTAGCGCGAGCGGAGCCGCGACGCTGGGTTCGTGGCGGCTATCTGCCGCAAACTATGGTATGCGGCCTTCGTCCGGCGGCTGTCAGGCAGGTGCCGCCAGGAGCTTTGGCAGGCGGATCAGGTTGTAGGCCGCCACCCTCAGCGTGAAGCTCCATCCGACCCGCTCAAGGCCTCGTAGCAGCGTCCGGCGCATGCCACCGATCTCCTTGCCCCAGCCGAATACCTCCTCGATCCGCTTGCGGATGCGCTGGCTGACCGCGTAGCCGGGGTGGCGCGTGGTTCGCCCGTCAATCGCCGAGCGCCGGCCGTTGGTGTGCTGCGCCACATGCGGCGTCACCCCAAGGTCGCGCATGGCCGCCACGAAATCCCTGGTGTCGTAGTTCTTGTCCGCGCCCAGCGTGCTGCGCGGCGCGCGATCCAGCCCCGCCATCATGGTCTTGCCCGCATCCCGCTCGGCGGTCCCGGTCGCCCGTGTCGTGGTGGCCGCCACCACCAGGCCGTGCCGGTTCTCCATGACCACATGCCCGGCATAGCAGAGCTTCGATGCCTGCCCGTTCGACTTCCGCGCCAGCCGCGCATCGGGATCAGTCTTCGAGGCGTGGGTCTCGTTGCTGCGCTTCTCGCCGTGGAAGTCACGCTCGCCGTTGCGGCCAGGGCCGGGCGGCGCGCCGGAGCCATCCTTCGGCCGGAAGCTCTTCATCGAGGCCCAGGCCTCGATCAGCGTGCCATCCACGGAGAAATGCTCCGACGACAGCAGCGGCTTCACCTGCGGGTCGGCCAGCACGGCCGCGAAGAACTTGGCCGCCACCTCGCCCCGCAGCAGCCGGTCCCGGTTCTTCGTGAACACCGTCACGTCCCACACCGGCGCGTCCATCGACAGCCCGATGAACCAGCGAAACAGCATGTTGTAGGTCACCTGTTCCATCAGCCGGCGCTCGGACCGCACCGAGTAGAAGGCCTGCAACAGCAGTGCTCGCAGCAGCTTCTCCGGCGCGATCGAGTCCCGCCCGCCGGCGGCGTAGAGCGCATCGAAATCCCCGGACAGCCGCTCCAGCGCCGCATTCACCAGCACCCGAATTGCCCGCAGCGGGTAATCCGGCGGCACCAGCGCCTCCGGGCTCACATAGCTGAACATCGACCCCGTCTGCCGATCCGAACCACGCATCGCCCGACCCACCCCCGCCCGATACAG